TGGCGACGGCGGCGAGCCGAAATCGTTCACCCAGGAACAGGTCGACCAGATCGTCGAGAAAAGGTTGGCGAAGGAGCGCGGCAAGTACAAGGACTACGACGAGCTCAAATCAAAAGCCATGAAACTCGACGAGATGGAGAACGCCGGAAAGAGCGAAATCGACAAGCTTAAGGAATCGAACGCCGCATTGCGCAAGCAGATCGACGACGCCGCGGCCGAGAAACAGCACGCCGAATGGGTGTCCGAAGTCGCCAAAGACAAGGACGTTCCGGCCGAACTGCTCCGCGGCGGCAGCAAAGAGGAACTCGAAGCGCATGCGGACCTCCTGCGAGCGGCATTGCATCCAGCATCCAAGCCGCCGAGGGTGAAGAACCAGACAGGCTCTCCTTCGCACCAGAACAACAACAAGGACGCCGAAGAGCTCTCGTACATCCACCAGCTCCTCGGCAAATAATCCGACCGACCGAAAGGACAAGCCATCATGGCGATGAAAACAGACCAGATCAAGCTCCCCGTGAGCGTGGCCACCGAAATCGTGAACAAGGCCAAGGACACCAGCACCATCGCGTCCCTGAGCCCCAGCACGCCGCAGATCTTCTCCGACGCCGACTACCTCGTGTTCAACGGCAAGAGCGAAGCCGAGGTCGTGGCCGAAGGCGCGGTCAAGAACAGTTACGAGCAGACCGTGGATTCCGTCGTGGCGAAGCGCTTCAAGGTGCAGACTACCACCCGCGTCACGAGCGAACTCCAGTGGGCCGACGAGGACAACCAGCTGCAGATCATCCGCAGCATCCAGGCGGATCAGGCAGCCGCTTTGGGCCGTGCGCTCGACTACGTGATCTACCATGCGATTAACCCGAAGACCGGCACCGCGCTTTCCGGATTCAACCCGTTGAGCACGTCCGCCGTGCAGGTGATCGCCGGCGATGACGAAATCAGCAACGTGGACGCCCTGGCCGATGCGCTGAACGACTCCTACGACATCAACGGCGTGGCATTGTCCAAGACTTGGGCGTCCCGTCTGCGCAAGCTGCGCGTCCCCTCCACCGGCATGCGCTTCTATCCGGAGATTCCGCTGAACCTGCAGGCCGGCAGCCTGGACGGCATCACCGCCGCGACCTCTGGCACCGTCAACGGACGACTGGCCTCGACCCCGACGAAGGTGCTCGCGTTCATGGGAGACTTCAGCCTCATCAAATGGGGCATGGTCCGCGACCTGACCAGCGAGATTATCGCCTACGGCGATCCGGACCAGACCGGCGTGGACCTGAAGGCCCACAACCAGATCGCATACCGTACCGAAGCGATGTACGCGTTCGCCGTCATCGACCCGAACGCGTTCGCCGTGCTCAAGACCAAGTGAGGTGAACGATGAGTTTCCCCATCCAGACGCTTGTGATCAACCCCGCAGGCGAGGAAAAGCACACTGTCGGCCCGTTGGACGCGCAGGTGCGGCTTGTCAACACTGACGGCACCGCCTTCTCCGCCGGTTCCGGTGCCTACGAACTGCCGGAGGCCGGCAAGGACACCCTCGGCGGCATCAAGCAGTTCGCGCCCGAAGAGACGATTGGCAACGTTGACGGCAACATCGTCAAGGCCGCCGCAGCCGCTCCGACCAAGGATGAATTCGACAAGCTCGTCACGGCTTTCAATACTTTGGCGAAACAGTTCGATGACACTATCACCGGCCTCGCGGCCTCCGGGGTGATCAAGCTGCCGGACAAGAAGTGACCATGACGGACGAACCGGACATGTTCGCCACCTCCGACGATCTCGAACGGAGGTGGCACAAGCTCACCGACGAGGAACGTCAGAAAGCCGACACGCATCTCGCGGACGTGACCGACTACATCAAGGAACGCTCGCCCATCTGGCAGCGGCTCCGCGAAGAACGGCCACGCCTGCTGACGAAGATCACCTGCGACATCGTCCGCAGGATCATGCAGGCCGACCCGTACGACATTCCCGGCGGCATCACGCAGATGAACCAGACCACCGGCAGCTTCAGCGAACAATACAGTTTCGGAGCGCCCACCGGCGATCTCTGGCTGCGCGACGACGAGAAACGCATCCTTGGCATCAACGCTCAGCGCGCGTTCAGCGTCGACATGGCAACGGGGGAGACGTCCTAGTGGAAACCATCGAAGTGTGGCGTGGCCAGTCCACCACCGACACGGACGGCAACCCCATCCAGGGCAAACCCGTCCGCGTCGGCACATTCCAGGCGTTGGTCGCGCCGGTCTCCGCCACCGACCAGGTCGAGGAAAACGCCAATCCACGGAACATCGAATACACGATCCACATCCGCGGCAGCCGACCGACCGGCATCCGGGCCACCGACCTGATCAAGGTCAGAGGCCAGCTCCTGCCGGTAAAAGGCATGCCACAGATATGGGACAACATCCACGGACGGCACGTCGGCGACGTGCTCACCGTGGGCGAGCGGAAAGGATAAACCATGGCCAAGCGATGCAGATTCGTGTTCAACCGCAAGGCGTTCAGCCAACAGGTATTGAAGAACGAGACCCTGCGTGACCGCATGCGCGACGCGGCCCACGAGGCCGTCACCGACAGCCGGTGCATGGTGCGCGACCATAACGGCGCGAACCGCAACGGCGTGGCCATCCTCTGCCCCGCACCCGTGGAGAAGGCGCACGGCACGTTGGAGGACACGCTCGGGAGGATGCATGTATGAGCATCCCCGTCACCCCGCGGCGCACGGAGCCGCTGCTCCTGCCGAGACTCAGGGAGCTGTTCCCGGACGTGACTTTCGACACCATCGAACGATCCGACCTCGAACCGCCCTATACGGAAGCCACATTGGCCGACTCCATGCAGGGCATGAGCACTCCCATCTCGCAGTACGTGCGACTGCGGCTGGGCGTGCGCTGCATGAAAGAGGATCATACGGGCGACTGGGACAGGGCCGCCCGCGTGTGGGCGGCAATCGCGAGGGAGATCATCAGGCTCGGAACCGTCGCGCCGCTCATCGACGCGTCACTGGAATCCGGGCCGGTACGCATGACCGACGAGGACAAGAGACTGGTGTGCGCGTACGGCGTGCTCCTGCTCGAGGTGTCCGTCGCCTGAACTGAAAACACAAGAAAAGACAAGCAAAGACGTGCCGCCACACGTAGAACGGAAGCGAGGTGCAGACAGGAATGTCTGACAGCAACGAAGAACCCACCGCCGTCGAACAGACGGCATCCGAAACCAGCCTGCAGGACGGGCTCGGATCGACCGACTATGGGTACGTGTCCAACGGCAACGACTCCGGAAACGTGCGCCTGATCAAGAACTACGCGCTGTTCCTGTTCCCCAAGGGCGACAGCACGTTCACGGCCCCGACCGGCGTGAACTGGACGCCGCCGTCCAACAAGAAGCCGATCGGATACAGCACCGAGGACGGGGCCGTACTGCATCCGGAGCCGGGCGACAGCACCGACTACAAGGCGCACAACGGCGACATCGTCCTGTCCGACACGGATCCGGGCTACTGGACGCTCCAGCTCGCCGCGATGGAGGGCCGCAAGGACGTGGTGTCCGCCTACTTCGACGTGGACGTGGAATCCGACGGCGGCATCAGCATCAAGGGAGCCGGCCTGAAGAAGGAATGGATCCTCGTCCTGGTCGCGCTCGACCAGCGGGACCGCCCATTCCTCCTGTACGGCACCAACGCGAAGGTGTCCGACCGTGACGATGTGAGCCTGAAGTCCAGCGAGATCATGAACTTCAGCATGACGTTCAAGATGCTCAAGGGCACCAACGGCGAACAGTTCCACGCATGGGGCCTCGTCACCGAAGACGCCAAGTGACCCATTGATTCTTCCCGTGCGGCCGATGGCGGTCGACCGCACGGGACCATTACCCATAACCGCCGATAACCATGAAACGGAGACGAAATGAGCGACAACACCTACCATGTCGTGGACGTGGACCTTTCCGACGCGGAGGAGCTCAAGCCCGACGTGCACCTCGAGGTCGCCGGCGTGAAACTCGACCTGCCGAACCTCAACAACGCGGAACTGCCCATCGAACTCGTGCAGGCCATCCTCCTGGTCAAGAGCAGGCCGACGCTCTCCGACGAGGAGACCAGCGCGTGCATGGCCGCGTTCCTCGCGTACTTTCAGGCGATGAAGCCGAACTTCTGGAACGTGCTGCGCAAGACGGAACGTCCGATCGCCTACCTCATCGCCACGGTGAAGGCGTGGGCCGACGAATCCGGACTGGACCCAAAAGCGTTTACCTCGCCCACCTCTGGAACAACCACCGCGCGGCGCTAGCCTACGACTGGATACGCGCGTACGGGCAGATATACAGGCCCGTACGCTTCCGGGAATGGGTTGAAGGCCAACGTCCACGAGTCGATTGGGGACTCGCCTGGGCGTTGACCCGCGAGATTCTCAAAGACCATACGAGCCACTCGTGGATGGCGTTGCAGAACGCCGTCTACGCGCCCGACGGAGCCGAACAGGCGGTCTGGACGCTGTCCGGACAACGCAAACGCCCATGGTTCGACCACGAGCACGACCCGCTCCGCCCGCCAACCCCGACGCACAGCCTCACCCGCCGTCAACGCGAGGACAGGGAACGGCTCAAAGCCTACTTCCACATCAACGACGACCTCTGACTCCGACCGCCATCGGAATCCCAACCTACGAATAAGGAAACACGATGGCAGCACAGGACATAGGCGTCGCATACGTCCACGTCGAACCATCCGGCAAAGGATTCGGCAAAAGCATCGAAGGCGACATCGGCGACGCCGTCAACAAAGCCTCCAAGAAAAGCTCCAGCACCCTCATCTCGAAGATCGGCGGAGCATTCGGCAAAATCGGCAAGGTCGGCACAGGCGCGATCGCCACCCTCGCCGGCGGCATCACCGCATTGGCCGCCAAAGGCGGCTTCACCCGCGCCCTCAACATCGAAAACGCGCAAGCCAAACTCAAAGGCCTCGGCCACGACAGCGCGAGCGTCACCGAAATCATGAACGACGCGCTCGCATCCGTCAAAGGCACCGCGTTCGGATTGGGTGACGCCGCGACCGTCGCGGCCAGCCTGTCCGCCTCCGGCATCAAGGAAGGCGACCAGCTCACCAAGGTCCTCAAGACCGTGGCCGACACCGCGCAGATCAGCGGCAGAAGCCTCACCGACATCGGCATGATCTTCGGTTCCGTCGCCGCCCGAGGCAAACTCCAGGGCGACGACATGCTCCAGCTCATGTCGAGCGGCATCCCTGTGCTTCAGATGCTCGGCAAGCATCTGAACAAGACCAGCGCCGAAGTGTCCGACATGGTCTCGGACGGCAAGATCGACTTCCAAACCTTCGCCGACGCCATGCAGGAAGGCCTAGGCGGGGCCGCACTATCCGCAGGCACCACATTCACCGGCGCCCTGGCCAACGTGAAAGCCGCGTTGAGCCGACTCGGAGAAACAGCCGCCACACCAGTCCTCAACGGCTTACGCGGCCTGTTCAACCAAGCCATCCCACTCATCGACACATTCACCGCGGCCGTCACACCAACCCTGCAAAAAGTCGGAGCGGCACTCCAACAAGGTCTCGAGAACGCGATACCCGCCACACAGGCGAAACTCAAAAACCTTGGCGACACGATCTCCAACATTCCCGGCTTCCAGATGCTCGCCTCGGCGACGGCCAGCCTCAAAAGCCAACTCACTGGCCTCTGGAACGCAATCACATCACTCATAGGCGGACTCAACAATGGCGGCGAA